GTCGACTCCGCAAGACTCTCGAAACTTTCCAGTCTCGAAAGACTTCTTGGAGTTAACCTTGCAATAGTATTTTTGCAGGTATTCACGAACAATAACCGCATCCGTCGAGGGAACAAGAATATCGTCCCCATAGACGTAAACATCACGAGAAATGTTAAAAACATTCTCGTGACTTACCGGCAGGTTGTGTTTCTTAAGCAGAGCCGCTACACAGATTGTGTAGAAATACATCGACTCTACTGGAAAGCACAGAGCACTACCCATCGAAGCAAATTTGCTTAACGGAATTTCTGTACCATTAGGCATCTTAGCTTTCTTCGAACGACACGCATCAATCGCATCAAGAAGATCCTGATTTGATTTGAACATCTCGTACGCAAGATCACGAGGAACTCGATCACTTGCATCTGAAAGATCGATCGTTGCGAATCGACCTGTCTTCGAAGACATCAACGCCAGTTTCTGATTAACCTTCTGGTCTGTAAAGTTTACATGACCACGGGTTATATCTGAAGATTCGATACGCTCATAAAGAGCTGACCGAATAGCTTGTTGCGCATATTGCATGCAGCAAGGCTCTATAGCGATGATGCGGGGCGACTTCAACGTTTTCGGAACAGGGGTGACCTTAACAGGTAACTCCTGATCCTGGTTAACGAGCGTTACTACCTTGAGCTCCTCAGAATCATTAGCACTACAACTGTAGCCGCTAGTGATAATGGGGAAGTAAGGCTCAAGACGCTCGTGCCATACTCGCCAACGATATTTCTGATTACCAGAAATTCTGTCGGCAGTAGCACCGGGACCGTGCCTAGGGACCAACATATCAAGGCGTAAATCGCCCAACATGTTGTCCCAGAGCACAGAAGATACAAGACGAAATTCGTCGAGATCTTCTTTCGGTGTTGACAACGTTGACATCGCGTGTTCATTTGCAATGAAGGATGTAAGTGTTTCCGTGACCCTTTTCGGGGTACATGGTAGCTCGAGCTTCTTGAATGCCAGGCAAATTTGCCTAACGCAATCAACGAGGACAGGAGCTTCACTTGTTTCTATTTCATCGCAAATCCTCCCAGTCTCACGGTTAAAAAGGTGACTGATCATACCTTGAAACAGTTCAGGGATTGATCGGGATTTGCCGAAACCGGCAAAATCCTTTGAGTCAAT